AGAATACTATGTTTATTTAACCTAATATCTGCACCTTGAGGTACAGTGAAAGCATATGGACCTAGTCCAATACCTTGTTGTGTTGCCATTAGAGCAAGAGGTTTTTGAATTGTAAGTGTTGTATCATTTTCTTCTACAAAACGTCCGACAATTTCATCACCGCTAGTAATTTTTACAGTAATAGTGTCGTGTTTTTTATATGGTGCTTCAATTAACATTATAATGTGTATCCTGTTCCGTTATAGCCTGTGTCTTCAATATATTTTACAAATTGCTCGTAGCCTCCTACTTTAAGGCCGTTTACAACAATCTGTGGAAATGTACGTGCTTCTGGAAACTCTGTTAGAACTTCTTCTCTATCAAAGTCTTTACCCAGTTCTCTGTATTCAAACATATAATTGTATTTTTCGCATATTGCCTTTGCTTTTAAGCATGATGGACATGCTGGTTTACCCCAAATGTATATCATAGCGAAAATCCTTTGAATGTATCTTCTGTTACATCTTGTTTTGTACCACCGTTGATGTAACTTGTGATTTCTGTTTCTTGTGGAGCAACTTGAACGTCTGCACCACTAATCCACTTCTGTGTCCAAGGTAGCGGGTTTGTTTTAATTGTGTAAGGTGACTTCAACGCAACGTTTGTCATTCTGCGTGTGCAAATAAATTCAATGTAGTCGCTTAGTAGTTGTGTGTTAAGTCCAATCATTGAACCATCTTTAAACAAATATTCTGCCCATGCTTTTTCTTGATCAACTGCGTCTACAAACATCTGAATGCATTCTTCTTCTGTTTCTTCTGCAATTTTAGCAAAGTCAGGATCATCTTTTTTAAGGATCTTTAACAACATTTGTGTGCTTGCTAGGTGCAGGTTCTCATCACGTGCGATTAGTTTAATGATCTTGGCATTGCCTTCCATCTTCTTAAGTTCAGCAAATGCCCAACTACATGCAAATGATACATAGAAACGCACACCTTCAAGGATGTTCACGCTCATCAATGTAAGCCACAAACTTTTCTTTAATTCGTAAAGATCTACCACAACCTTTTTACCATTTACTGTATGTGTGCCTTCACCCAACAAGTTGTAATACATACTTGTTTCAATCAGTTCATCATAATACTTTGAAATGTCGCCGGCGCAATCAACAATCTCTTCGATGTTCATTAATTCATCAAAAATCTTACTTGGATTGCTGTAAACATTACGGATGATATGTGTATATGAACGTGAGTGAATAGTTTCTGAAAAGGTCCATGTTTGGATCCAGTTTTCTAACTCCGGTAAGGATACAATCGGAGCAAATGCTTCTACTGGTGCTCTCCCTTGTACTGAGTCTAATAGAATTTGGCGTTTTAGATTTGAAGTAAAGATATGCTGTTCAAAGTCAGTCAAGCCTTTGAAGTCTTTTGCATCTTTATAGATATCAACTTCTTCCGGACGCCAAAAGAAACCCAACTGTTTATCTGTAAGATTATCAAATTGTTTATACTTCAACGTGTCGTACCGTTGAATAGTTGGGCCGCCTGTAGGATCTAAAAATGCTAGAACCTGTGTATGGTCGGCACGGTTAGTTGTGTCAAAAACGCTCATGTCTGTCTATCCTTTTTTATTATTATAACGATTTTAGGTTATTTGTCAACCTATACTTTAATTATCTCTAAAGGTTTGGATTGTTTCTCGAGAGAGTAAAATTTTTTCTTATGAACTGGGTGTTGCCTTGGATTTAATCTTTTATTGGGATGTCCTATCCCGATTGCCATCATAGGATTGAATTTTTTATTAGTATATCCATATAATAAATCTGCTAATCCTTGGTGATCTAAACAAATACAATTACCTGTTCTTAGACCAATTCTATTTGCTTCAAAGTTTATAATACCTGTAATTGTTCCTATAGCGATGTTTTTGAATTGTTCATATTCTTCATCATCATTCCAATACTTGCGCTTATCTGTAGCAGTATTTTGGCATAGGATTGCAACACATGGAGCATCTAACTGCGGATTACCTAAAAATACTGCTTTAGGATCAGTTTGTTCTTTAAAAAACTCGTTGTACTCTCTTACATGTGTTTGTTCATCAGGGTGACCTGATAGGCTATAAATATTTTTTATTAAATCTTTATTTTTAGTAAAGATCACTTTTACAAAATTATAGCCATCTTTCATGTTTGCCCATTTTATACACTCTGCAAGATAATCTATAAAATGATCTGAAACTTCAGCATCATCGAAATTACGATGACAGATTTTCATATGCTTAATGTTTTCTAAATCACGCATGTCTCACAGTACTCGTCATCTTCAACTAAGGTATAACCGTTTGCATCTGGTTCTTCTTGTTCTACAACAAGTTTGGAAATATCTAACTCTCCCTGCCCATCATTTGTATTGAAATAGTAAAGTTGTTTGCCGCCATACTTGTAAAACATAAGCATATGTTGTAGCATTGTTGACATAGGAATCTTTTCATCTTCGTAGAACACAGGGTTATAACTTGTGTTAACTGAAATACCTTGATCAATATACTTTTGTAGCACTGCCATAATTTTTAAATAGCCTTCTGGTGACTGTTGATCCCATAGTAAATCATACTTGTTCTTGAGACGCTTGAACTCTGGTACAACCTGTTTCAACACACCATGCTTTGATTGTTTTACACTAATATAGGCACGTGGTGGTTCAATGCCGTTTGTAGCATTTGCAATCTGCGCACTTGTTTCCGAAGGCATTAGAGCCATTAGTGTTGAGTTTCGAATGCCAGTATCTTTTAGTTGCTTACGCAATCCTTTCCAATCCATACGCTCTTTGTGTTTCACTAGATCGTCTACATCTTTTTTGTATGTTTGGTTAGGTGTAATACCCTGTCCGTATTTTGTTTCTGGTGTGCCAGGACATGCACCCTGTTCTGCTGCAATATCAGCACTGGCTTTGATTAGATAGTAACTCCATGCTTCTGCATATTCATCTACTAGTGCAAGTCCGTCGCTGTCAATGTCTTGGTAGTTGAGCCCATTTTTTGCAAGCCAGTAAGCAAAGTTAATAATACCAACACCTAGCGGACGGCGTTTTTCTGTTGAAAGTTGTGCAGCAATAATTGGATAGTTTTGATAGCTTAATAGTGCATCTAAACCACGCACTGCCAACGTACAAGCCTTTTCAAAGTCTGCTGGTGTGCGCACGTTGCCCCAATTGATTGCACTCAATGTGCATAGGCTGATTTCACCTTCTGGATCGTTTAAATCCTTTAGCGGCTTAGTTGGCAAGTCAATTTCTGCACACAGGTTACTCTGTCTAATAGGTGCAACGTCTGGCAAGAATGAGCCGTGGTCATTTGCATTGTCTACGTTTTGTAGGTAGATACGTCCAGTGCTTTTGCGCTCCTCCATAAACAATGCAAAAAGTGTAGAAGCAGGAATAGTTTTCTTACGTAGTCTTGTATTTCTTTCTGCTGTTTCATATAGTTCACGGAACTTGTCTTGGTCCGCAAAGAACGCATCGTATAAGCCTGGTACATCACTAGGCGAGAATAGTGTAATGTCACCGCCACTGACAAGTCTTTCATACATTAGTTTGTTAAACTGCACACCATAGTCCATATGACGCACACGATTTTCTTCTGTGCCTTTGTTGTTTTTTAGTACAAGTAACTCTTCTACTTCTAAATGCCAAATTGGATAATAGATTGTTGCTGCTCCGCCACGCACGCCACCTTGTGAGCATGACTTTGTTGCTGCTTGGAACATTTTGTAGAATGGAATAATACCTGTGTGATATGCATCACCTTTACGTATTGGGCTGCCAATAGCACGGATACTACCGCCTCCGATGCCAATGCCTGCTTTTTGACTTACATACTTAACAATACTACTACTGGTAGCATTAATGCTATCGAGACTGTCATCAGTTTCAATGAGTACACAACTTGAGAACTGTCTTTGGGGAGTGCGGACACCAGCCATAACAGGAGTAGGCAAACTGATATCGTGTAAACTAATAGCATCATAATAATCCTTTACCCATTTTAATCTTGTTTCTTTTGGATAGTTAGCGAACAAACTTGCTGCAATAAGAACATAACACATTTGTGGTGTTTCAAAAATTTCACCAGTCACTCTGTTTTGGCAAAGATATTTGCCACGTAACTGTTCCATAGCAACATATGTTAAGTTTTCATCACGCTCGTGTTTTACAAAGTTTTCAATCTTTTTCCATTCTTCATCGTCATACGTTCCAAGCAATTCAGGATCATAAAATCCTGCTTCTGTATTACGCTCTACTAATTCAACCACTGTGCATGGCTCATAGCCTCCGTATACTTCTTTGCGAAGATGATAGTTAATCAATCTACCACCAACATATTGGTAGTTCGGTGTTTCTTCTGAAATAAGATCTGCTGCTGCTTTGATAAGTGTTTCTTGAATCTCACTTGTCTTCATACCATTAAAAAATTGGATTTGACTTTTGATTTCTACCTCGCTCGGACTAACACCTGTTGTATCTTTACATGCATTAAAAACAACCTTATGTAGTTTTTCAATGTCTAGTGGTTCTTTTCGTCCGTCTCGCTTGGTAACTTGAATCATTATCTTTTCCTTTTTAATAAAATGAGGCACCTACAATAATAGTAGATGCCGATTAACGTAATTGTAATAATTGGTATTTATTATCTATGACAAGGTGCTCAGGTAAACTAGATGCTTTTACTGCTTTGCTTCTATCAAAGCCAATTACAGCATTATCTACAAGAAGCAAGTGCATTAGTTCTGATTTCTCCCTATCAATGCATGTATGTATCTCGAATTGCTTCTGGGAAAAACGTTCGGTTAACTGAAGCGTATACGCTTTTCCTAGGATTGTTGCAAACTCGCAATACGAATTTTCATAAATTAGTGTCCAGGGATCTGGCCACGTAAAACGATCATATGGATCAATATGTATACTGACTATAGGTGCAGTATTATATAAATTTATTACATCTTGGATTGGATCCTTAGCAGTTTCTAAGCCATTTCGAAATGACTTCCAAGCACTGAGCCTATCCTCATATTTTAAATTAAACATTAAGACCTATAGTTTACTGTATATACAAAATTATCGTTCGCTACTGGGATTGTGTTTTTTAAAGTAATATGGATAGTGTCATCTGTGCCATCGCTGTTGTTATCAACAACAGATGCTGCCCATGTAAATGCTGTGTTATATAAAGCCGGTCCTGTATGTGTATACACATCGCTTAACTGTGGTGCTGCTAAACTTGAGTTGTTAACAATCGAAAGGGTGCCTTCTCTTTGGATACCTTGTCCGGTTTCTGTATAAAGGTATTCAACTTCAATAACACCATTTTCAATTAAAGGAACTTTAAGCATTTCTTTAGGAACGCTTTGTTCACCAATTTCAAATTGGTTGGTAAATTTTCCTACTACTTTAGTTTGACCATCTACTTCAGGATAGTATACAGAGTCAATAAAGAAGAAGCCTCCATCTGGATTGTTAGGAAGTAACTTACCTGTTCTGTCAAAGAAGTCTGTTTCACTAACGTTTGTGTTACTTGAAAGTGCAATCACTGGACTTACTGTGCCGTCTGTTGTATCACCAAGATTTGTACCTACTTCGAAAAACTTATTATCTCTAGATACGTTGTATTCTCCGTGTACAATTTTTATACCTTCACGCTTTATCTGATCAAATTTACAATTTGAGATAGTGCTGAATCGTGGACCATAGTTACTACCAGGAGTACCTAAACTCATAGCCTCACCAAATGCCATCGCAACATCTCCATATACAAATTCACAATCTTTCCATGTATTATCTCTAATATCATGATCACTATACACGTGATATTCGAAACTGTCAATCATTATATTGTCAAACATATTGCCGATACAAGTTACAGTATCGCTATCAGCATTCATTTCGATTGCCTTTTGATTTCCTACTGCTGATACTGTCCACTTGCCTGTCATCTTAAGATTTTTAAATTCTCCAAATGCACAGTTATTCAAGAATAGGATTCTTCCTGTTTCGCCTTGGTGCTCTAGATGCATATCACTTATACCAATAAATCTACACTGTTGTGGATTTATAGCATTGTAAGGCTCTGGACTATCTACAGGAATGACACCATTGCCTGTATAATTACTGCTGACTGTCGTAAACATTGGAGTGTTTGCTTTAGTCATTGTAATCTTTGTATTTTCTACGCCTGCGCCTATTAACTGTACAAACGGTGGAATAGGAATTGTAGATTCAATAGCATAATTTCCTGCAGGAAAATACAATTTATATCTTAACGCACGGTCTGTAAGTCCGTTTAAAAACAAAGCATCAATAGCTTGAATTAATTTTGTTGTAACATTTGTTCCATCGCCTATAACACCAAAGTCTGCTACAGAAACAAAGTCATCTAATTTATCTTGTAAACTTCTTTCGTAAGGAGCACTTGTTCCCCAAATAGAACTTGTCTTTTTAAAACTATATGAGTCAGTAAAGTCAAATATATCGTCATTGGCGGTTAGTATTTGTGTATTACCTACTGCCGGTGCACCTTCTGATACTGCTCCGTTACCAATGTATAATTTTTGTGTATCGATTGCCCAACCAATTTCACCTGATGCGAGTTGTGGGATACCTGTTGTACCTTCACGCCCTCTACGGTTTTGAATTCTTGAAATTTGAATAACAGCCACTCGTCTTACTCCTTGCTAAATGTATTTAGCCTCATACCTTGACGAAGTAAGTCATAGGATACCAATCATTCTCAGTGGTAATAGGTGTTGTAACAGCAACAAAACACTTGCCAGTGTCGCCGTCATTACGCACTTCTAAAATTGTTCCTCTATAAGTTGAGTACGGTCCTTCAACAAATTCTACGGTATCGCCTACCCTATATTCTTCCATGATTTTCTCCTTGTATCGTATTTATGCGTGTTTTTCGTAATATGCATAAACTCTGTTCCACCATTCTTGTTCCCATTCTGCAAACTCATCTGGCCATAAATCAAACTGTTGATACTCTCCTGCACGACTGCACATAAAGATATGTCCTTCACGTATGTCTGTGCCATGCACTTCGTTATGTGCAATAGCGTAGGCAGTAAGTTGTAGGAAATAATCTTCAACCCATTCTAGTTTCTTAGGTTTATTAGTTTGCTTGAAGTCCATTATACATGGATTGCCTTTGTATACACCTACAAGGTCAGTTGTACCTGCATACATTTGTGGCACATAAAGCGGAACTTCGCTACCCCATATTTCATCTACATCATCCATTGCATGTACTTTAATTGTAGTTGCCATCATGTGTGCTTGTTGTGCATATGGATTGCTGCCTGCACTAGGCCATTCGCCTGTGTCAATATAATCTTCAAGATACTTGTGCATACGGGTACCAACACCTGCTGCTTCTGTAACTATCTCTTGTGCTTTCTTTTCACCTACACGCCTCTTCCAAGCAATAAGATGTGTTTTATCTTTGGTTTCGCCTAGAATAGTTGTGACACTTGCTACCGGTGGTCCGCCTGGGGTTTCGTACCTGCGCTTGCCATTTACTTCTACTCGTTTTAGTTTATTGTATTTGTATTTTTCTAATATTAAGGACATAACATTTTTATAACATATAATAGTAGATTAGTCAATATTATTCTGTTGCATGATATAAAGTAACAATTTCTTTGATAGGACGATCCTTGAATAACGATTGATGTCTTTTTGCTAAACTAACAAAAAGATTGTAATTATGATTTACTATATCAGTAAAATCTTGTGTGGCAAATAATTCTTTTGCAAATTTGATTCTTTCAATAATTTTATCCATATTACTTGCAAATGTTATATAAGGATATGGCAAGTATTTTTCAAATGTTTTAAATCCTAAACTTTCTAACAACTCATTTGAGCCGTTGCCGGCAATTAAAACAAACGGACTACGATTAGCAATTGGCCACCATGTTTTTTCTGTTATGATAGGAACAGAATGACACCACGTTTCTGCAACTATTTCAAAATCAGTTTGTTTATATAATTTTTTATTTCTCCTACCCATAGAACTAAAACTACCGTTTTTGTCAAATGCTTTCTTCATATCTCTTATAGGAGCAGTTTTATCTGCAAATCTAAAAAATTTTTTATCAACTTTAAATTCTAGAGGAGCATCTAAATGTTCGCCATTGAAACTCCAAAGATTACCTTGAAGTAAACAATTTTCATGTAATTGGCGTGCAACAGGATATCTATTGTCTTTCCAAACTTTACCCATTAAAAATAAAAACTTTTTATGTCCATAAGAGTATGGTGCTGGCTTACCATTATAATCATAAACATACATCAAACAAGCAGGAATTATTCTTACTTCATCCCATAGTGAAAAATCAGTAGACTTTTTTCCACAAGGATGCAAAGGATGATACCAAGAATTAACAATCAAAATATTTTTATATTTTGGGTATTTTTCTTTTGCTAAGGATGCAAATTTATTGAAGTCTATGTCATAAACTTCTCTAGTTGCATTCCAATAGATTTTATCATCTTGGACTTCTAATTCAAAATTACCATCTGAATATTGTAGTATTTCTAAATCTACTACACTACTTTTGAACTGGAGCATTAATCAAAGTCGCCTACCTTTGTTGCCCTCTTTGCCATTTTAGAAACAGTGTCTTTTTCTTTACGCTTCTTTTGCGGTAAATCATCTGTTTCACTTGTTTTGAATTCAATAATGTCCCTACTAGGATCTACATTTTTTATAGCATCATCAATTCTAGGATCTTCTTTCATTGCCCTCATAAGAACATCACCGTTGAATTGAGTCTCGCCTGCATTGCGCATCAAACGATCCATTTGTGAAATACTAATTTGTGACACATCTTTATCTCGTAAGATATTAATCACACGATACATGTTACCAGTGTCAATATTTTCACTTACTTTTTTTTTGAAAGTGTTTGAGCAATTTTACGTGGATTAACAGATTCTTTTTTTACTTTTTTAGTAATGCGTTCAATGCTTTCACGCTTTTCACGACCTGCGTCTTCTTCACCGCCTGCTGCTGCTGCGTCTGCTCCGAACTGATCGTCTGAACCTTCTGCATCACCATCTAAGTCTGGCATGTCGTCCATGTCTGCTGTTGGTTCCATTTCTGGTTCCATGTCCATGTCGTCATCGCCCATCATGTCAGTTGGTTCTGCTTCACCTGTAAGTTGACCAACACCACCTGTCAATGCAGCACGAGTTGACTCTAATGCACCATACAATTCATCCAGTGCTGGCTTAACTGTTTGTGTAAAGGTTTCTGCTGCTTCTGTACCCATTTCATCACGAATTGCATCTGCAAGTTCTAGCATTGATTCTGACTGCATCTCTGCTGTGTCTTCCATCCAACCTGTAACTCTATCAACCATGTCTTTGGCTGCCATTACTAGTTCTGCTTCGTCTTCTGCACCTTCAGTAACTGCTACTGCTTCTTCCATTTCTTCAATGTCACCACGCTCTGATAATTCTGCATTTAGAACATCAAGCATCATTCTTGATTTTTGGTATTCATCACTTTCGATAACTTTACTAAAACTTTCACTCATTTCAACTTGTGATAGTTTTGTACGGATTCTGTTACGAACATCCTGTAGTTGTTCTAAAGTAAATTGCTCTAGATTAATTTTTTTACCAAATCTCTTTCCTAGAGACTCGTTTAAACTTTTTGCTGTGATAGGTGTAGCGAACTCTTTTATCTGCATTATTCTCTTCCTAATGGGTTTGTTATAGTTATTTATCTAATTTGTGATAATATTACTTGATCTAGAAGTCTAGTTGCTTGGTCAATTCTATCCTGTGCATCGTCTCTTCTGATTTCTAAATTATTACGTTTGTCATCATTTTCGGTAGATGCAATAACCGCATCATAAAAACAGCAATCGTTGGTAAACTTTTCTATAATACTATCTTGTTGTTTAATAGTATATGTTTGCGATTTGTTTAAATGTGCATAAGATAATGCAATACCTGCAATTTTAGAAAATACAACATCTACAGTTGTGTTTTTACGTGTATCAATTATCACATGTCCATGACGCCTACTAGGACGCATCATATAGTGACCTACACGAATTTTGTCGCCTTTTTTATAAGGTGCGACTACTTCCTTTGTCTTTTTATCAACAATTTCTTGAAGTTCAGTGAGTGCTTGGGCCAGAGTTTTCATTTGGTTTTACCACCATCATACCTTTATAATTAACTCTTGTTAAGAGACTTTTCTTAACTAGATTTTCAGCAACGAATCTTTCTCGTTCTGTTAAGTTATCAATATAACAAGGACTATTGATTTTGTCAAGAAGATTTTGTTCTTCATTTGTGACAAAAATATCAAAGTCTGTTATAAGGTCGTTCATCTTCATACTGAAATTGATCTCTTAACATCTGCTTTTTTATATGTTACACTATTAGGTTGTGATGGTGACTTTGTACCCTCTGGATTTTCTAATTCTACTTCGTCACCTTTGACTGCTTTTACTTTAAACTCTGTAGGGCCACCTGCTTGCCCTGTTGGTAATTTCACTGATTTACCTGGTTGTAGTAATTTATCCTTTGCAGCATCTATTGCTGATGCTGCTGCTGTTCCAGTTGCTCCAACTGCTTTTCCGACGCCCTGTGCTGCTGCGCCTACACCTTTTGCTAGGCCGCCTACTGCTTTTCCAATACCGCCCACTGCGCTTGCTGCGCCTCCTACTGCTTTTGCTGCACCTACTGCTAGTGGAACTGCCAATAGAGGCAGAATTTCGTCTAATTGTTCTTCTTCTTTTATAAACTCTTCTGCTCTCATCTTCTTCTCTTTGTTTTAAGTCCTTTTCTATACTTTGGACGTAACTTATTTAACCTCGTTATCTTATTTGCAGTAGGACGTCTGACTGTGTGATAACGTCTAATACTTTGACTACGTGCCCGTGTGCGTCTAGTCTTCTTTGCAGTAATGCTCTTTTTACCACTTATTGGTGTTGAACAAGTGCTAGCTTTAGCAACTACTCGACCACGCTTGGGGCCACTTGTACATCTATAACGCCTTACCATTGTGCCTTTAGGACCACGTCCCCAAGTAGCACGAAAGTTTTCACCTATGTCTATGACTTCTGCTACTATCATCTTCTTTTATTCAACTGTTTTAATCTTCTACTTGCAGGGTTGACACGCTTGGTTCTTTTTGCTTTACGTGTCATTTTTGCACCAATTGCCTTTTTTAGTCTTTTGAATCTTGCACTTTGTTTAAAGTTGAGTGGTGCAAAACATTGACTCATTTTGCTAACAATCCTGCCGTGTCTTCTGCCCCCAGAGCATCTATACTTGCGGACAACTTTTTTACCAGTACGTCCCCATACCTGCTTTTCATCAAGCGATTCTTCTTTTGCTTTTTCTAGTTCTTCTTGTCCCTTATCAGATTTAATCCAATCATAAATCCATCTGCTCATTTTGTACATTGTGTAGATAGCCAAAAGTCCTAAACCTAAACCTACAAGTATTTTAAATGCTCTTAATCCGACAAGGGCTATTAACCATTCAATAACATCTTCAATAATATCTCCTGCTCTGCGTAAGGTTCTACCTAAACCTTTAGGACTTTTTGGTTCTTTAGGTGATCTACTATCTAGATAGGCTTGAATTTCTTCTGCTGGAATATCATATTGTTGTCTAGGTAAAGTCATTCCTGTAGGAATATCAATATTTTGTTCTATATCTTTTTGAAAATCTAAATCAATATCAGGAAATTTTATTTCTGCCTGCTCAAGTGCTTTGCTAGTAATATATGCTGCAAGAGCAGTGCCGCCTGCTATTAAAAGTTGATTTAGAATAGGAGCCAACGGAATAGCAATTGCTACTTCATCTATTTTTTGTTTTTCTGATATGAGGTCTCTTACTAACATGTAGTATTTATGCTATAATTGCATTATAATTACGACAATTGTGGATAGTAATCCTGCTACAATAGTTCCTGCTGCACCGATAATAACTTTGGTTAAACTATTTTGTCCTGCTTGCATTTGATCTGAAATGTCATCTAGTTTGTTTTCAACAGTAGTTAATCTTTTATCCATTTGCTCGTAGCGGAGGGCGCACAGATCAACATGTGCTTCTAATGATTCTTTTTCTAATGATGTTGATGCGAGAGTTGACATCCTTTTTTATTCCTTATAAGTAAACTCGAAGTTGGCCTTAATTGTGTAGATGCCTAAGTGTTTCACACTAATATTATTTATCTCTTACAACAAAAGTATTTCTATCTGCACTTCCATTAGTCAAAAATGCAGAAACCGTGAAATTATTAGTTTCTTCTAAATCAGTTATTATTGGAACTAAATCAAAATCGTTGATTAAATCATCTAATGGAAATTCATTTTCATATTCAAATTCCACTTGCCATACCCTATGCATACCTTTTACATTTTTTCCAAAGTCTAGGTTGTCTGTTTCTATTTCTGATACAGTAGGTTCATCGTTTACGATGGCATTTGCTCTTAAACTTGCTGTTTGAATTACTGTAAGATAATTTTGCTGTTGCTTATATTCGTAAGGATCATCGCCCTTACGTGCATCTGTTCTAGTTATATCAACAAGGGTATATAAACTACATCTCATGTTAATACTTATTCCATAAAAAAAGGGTCCACAAAATTGTGAACCCTCTGGTTAGCCCTATTGTGCTTATTAAGCGATAGAAGCACCTGATGCTGTGATTGCTGCGATTGTTGATGTTCCGCCTGTTGCGTCATCAATTGCTGCTTCTGCTGCACCCCATGAACCGTCAGCAGCACCTGCTGTTGAACCGTCGTTTGCTGAGTTGTCGTTGCATACAAACACAACGTTGCTTGATGCTGGTGTACCTACACCATATAGTTCTGCAAAACCTTCTAGTGCTGCAATTGCTTTATGAAATGTGCTGTTTGCTGCTGTGTATGAAGTTTCGATACCTGTTAGTGTGATTTTGTAAAAACCTAGTGCTGGTGTGCCGTGGTCGAAACCAACTTCTGTTGTTCTTGCGTTAGCGCCAACTGTTGTTGAGCCAACTGATACTGAATATACGTCTGCCATTTTAATCTCCTTAAAATTTACTCTATGGCTGTCCCACGCTCAGTGGAACTCTTATATTGTATTTACCATTTAGGAAAAATTATAGGGGTTTATGGCTGAAAAACGAAGTTTAATCAGGTCTCCAACGGTGTCTAGGTACTAATTTAACTTTACCAGTAACGTATCCTTCGCCGCCCTTTTCAGCACCAGTCATTTGTTTAATATCAGCAGGCGCATCATCTAATTGATCAATAATATGATTCTTTACTGCTGCAACTTTATTCAATAACGCAAAGATTGCAGGTAAACTTTTAGGACTTTGCTTGTGTTTTTCATATATCTTTACTTGTTTTGGTTGACTAACTTTACTTGTTTTCAACCAATTAAAAAATCCATCTACATTAATTTGATCTAGTTTTTGTGCTTTTACAGTTTGGTTACTAAATGTATAGATAATATTTTTAAGATCTGATAAACCTTGTTGTGGCTCTAGAAAACTATCAATAAATTTTGCATTGGCTTTTGCCATTTGTCTAATTTCATTTGTTTCTTTTGTATCTACTTTAGGTGTATGTGGCACATATGTTTGTGCAAATGCAACAAGATCATTTGTTTGTATGCCTTTGACATCATCTAAAGGTTGTCCTACTTTTGCACCAAAACTATCATATTTGCCATGTAATGCAACGCCTACTTTACTATTTGCAATACGTTTACCAATTTCACTGTTAGGATCTACACTGTAAGTAACCTTGTTAGGAGTAAATTCAATTCCTGCTCTGCCCTTTGTTGCCGGCTTTCTTGGTGTGTAGAGCAAGTCTCCGTAAACATATCCTTCAAAGTCCTTCGGAAATCCCGCTTCAATAATTTTAAATAGATCTGACATCTCCGCAGCAAAATCTTTCCTCCATGGTTCTTGTTCGGCACCTTTGCCTGTGTTCATAATAAACTGTGCTAAATCATTAGCATCAGTACTCATGTTTTTGCCCCAACCGTTTTTACCAGTAAGTACGAAAGTACCGTCAGGCTCGCGGCCAAAATATACAGTTGGATTGCCGTCCCATTTAATAGCAACTTTGCCTTGTCCTTGACCTAGTTGATCTAATGTGTCAGCAGCTTTCATTGCACCTGCTGCACCATCAAAAAACACAAGATCTTCGAGGTGATTATATTCCCTACCTTGCTGTGCTTCTACTAAACGAAACTCTTTATATCTCACTGAATAAGTTCCTTAATTCTTTTTAGGTGTTTATCTGATAAACTTTCATTAGGTAGGCCTTTGCCTTCTTTTTCCATTGTATCTAGCCAAGGACCGACTAGTGTGTCAAAATTTGGATCTTTCCTTATGAATGCAATTATACTTTCAACAGTGTGAGTATCTTTTTCTGTTGCACCTTTTCCAAGAAGCAATTCTGCAATGTCGTTCCAATTGTTGCCAATAACTTTATCACCTTGGGCTGGATCAACTACGCCAAACTTTGGACTAAATTTATATCCTCTGCCTCGTGCGATACTAGACAAAAGTATTGCTCTATCTTTACCACTGTAGGCTGCTGTGCCTCCACGCTTTGATCCACGCTGGAAATCTGGATCTTGTGTAAACATAAAGTCTGTTTGAACATATCCTTCGCCACCCTGAATAGGCATACGAAAGTGTACTTGGTCTCCAGCATTATGTATCCAGCCGCTTGTAAACTTACGACCTTGATTCATTATTTCATTGTCTGGAATACCTTGCTTCTTGCACCATGCAGTAAGTTTTGCAATTAACTCGTCTTTGCTTATCTTGTTTAGGTCAGTGTTTAGATCTAAGTCTCCTGATGAGTTCTTTTCAAAAGAGCCATCTGGATCTGTTTTCTTACCTGTTGTGCCTAACAAGTCGTCGTCGACAAACTCTAAACCTGTAATCTTTTCGATAGCATCAACAGTGGGTCTTACTGCTGATGTAGGAATACGCTGTGTGAGCGGACCTTCTTCTGTTTTAAAAACATTTCCGCCTTCTTTAAGAATCATTTTTTTGTGACTCCTTGATTTTTTCTACTCCTGTGGAAAATTTTCTAGGATTAGAATTTCGTATACTATTAAGGAATCTGCGCTCCAAGTCAAGTGCTTGATCTTGTGGATAGGTGTCGTAAATTTTTCCTAAAAGATTGATTGCACTTTCAATGATGCTAGTACCCGTAGTTTGAATAAACTCGTTACTATTATCTTTGCGATGTATATTATTAAGTTCTTCAAGTATGCTTCTTGTTCTTTTTCTCATTGGTTCAATTCCCTGATATTATATTTAGCATATTGAAAGAAAGAGGGGCTTACCGTTGGCCCCTGCGTGTTTATTACGTAACAACCCGGACTGTATCAGTCATTCCTAAATGTGTTATTGTAATCTACTGCTTCTTGCAGTATCGATAAATCTACTCCTGCAGATTTTGCAGTAGTAAGTATAGCCGCTGTATCTTTTGGAAAACAATGTCCTCCGAACCCCCTATCCTGTGTAATATTTGTATGACTTTCGCCAATGCGCTCGTCATGTGTAATCTCTTTCCTAACAGGTTCATAATCAATATCAAGCTTTTGACACATGTCAAATATTTGATTGAAAAATGCAACTTTTGCAGCAAGAAAACTATTACGGAAATATTTAACTAGTATAAGTTGTTCTACATCTAACACTCTAATGTTAATATTACCTAATGCATCTAGGAAAAGAGTTTGCCAATCATAATAACCATTGCCTCCTATAAGAATAGTATCACATTTTTTAAAATCTTCTAGTGCCGATGCTGCTCTCAAAAACTCAGGTGAAAAACTAATTTGTTTATCAGGATACAGTTCTTGTATTGTATTCCATCCTTCTAAACTAATTGTGCTTTTAATAAGAATAGGTACGTCTGGAGCATTGCGTAACACATCTAAAACATTGCTTATATCACAACTGCCGTCGTCTGCTTCTGGAGTCGACACACAAATTATCAACATATCAGCATGTCGCAAGTCACCATAGTGTTGTTTAGCAGGGTCACTTATAATAATAGTATGCGATTCCCTAAAAACACTTTCGTGTGCTTGTCCTACAAAGCCGTAACCTGCAATTCCTATCTTCATTCGTTTTCTTTTCTAGCAAATAATATGTCACAATAACCACACACTACATAGCCATCGTGCGGCACTTTGTAATATGTAAGCGGATGATCGTTATTTTCACCAGAACACTTTGCAGTGTCACCATCTACATATACAATACGTTGTTCGTAACCTTCTACTCTATTCATCGTTTACCTAATGCTTTGAGCATCATCTCCTGGTCGTGTTTCTTAAGATATTCTTCTTCTGTACTACCATAGTCGCCGCATTTGTCTAGTTCTTTTTGTATAAAAAATAAAACTTCATATAAATCTCTTTTACATCCCCAAGTTACATATCCGTCCATTCTAGGATCAGTTGCAGCCCAAGTAATCTTGCCTATGGTTCTACAGATATCTCTTATATTCCAATCTTGTATCATAAGCCATTATAACAGGCCCCGAAGGGCCTGTCAAGTGTTTTTTTACAGTCCGCTTGGTAGAATAATGTAATGTATAGCAAGGACTAGTGCAACTGAAGCACCTAAGCCTACCATCATCTTACCAAAGTCTTTTGCTACTAGTGGAAACACACTCTTTGTTTTCTTCTTACCAAAGTATGTTGCCATAGCCAACTCACGTCCTGCTAACAAGCCTACGAACACCCATGTTGTACTCATTGGAATGTCATTTAGTTCCTTAAAGAAGTACAAGCACAACCAATAGAACAAGTCAATCAGTGTTGCTGATCTAACATATCTTGTATTGTGTTTTTCTAATACAATCTTTTGGATACGTCCGCCACGCTCTCTAAACATAAAGAACAATCCAGCGACAAACACAATGCTGATAAACACCATTAGGTCCACAGGCACTTGTCTTGGTAAGAACACTGCGATGTTTGCTACATCATGTGATAACCAAGTAAACCATAAACCACCTGTGGCCACCCATTGTGCTATGCGCCAAAACTTTTTGTTGCCTTCGCTTACTGGTTGTGTTTCATCATACCATTTGCCAAAGTATTTGTGTATTGCAAACCATACCGCATATGCAAATGCGGCTGCTACACCATAACCCATAATAGATTTCATAAGCATCTTCTCTAGTACAAAGGTACTAGCAAACACTGACAACACCAGGAAACTTGTGCTAACTGGCACACCCATTCGTGTTAGCAACACCAGTATAGCAGGTGCGGCTGCGTGATACCATTGTACTTCTTGGAATGGTATTTTGTTTAGGCGTCCATAACTGATGTCACCTCCGTTCATATACCATCCATACCAGAGTGTATATAATAAAACAGCCGAAGCGGCTGCCCATAGTACTTTGTAGTTGAATCGCTCATTGTTTGATGCCATCCAAGTACCGAGCGTTTGTACTGAATCGTTTGCTATAACTGCGTAGGCAGCAAGCAAGAAGCCAACAAGGCTCCATAGTGTGAGTAGTTCCATTTCTTTCTCCTTTGCTTGACGGCTTTACCCCGTCGCTCACAAATGTAACTGCAAGTTACACGATTACTTAGTAACTGTCAATAAAAAAATTTGTAACAGAATTATGACAATAGATAAATAGAACGGCCAGAAAAGAGAAGTTATTCACACCTTCGACCTGACACGTTGAAAAGACAACGGGCGTCCGCCATATAAGACAGCATTACATATTGGAGAAAACAATGACAAACTTAGCAAACATGCTTGGTAGTGTAATGACTGCGGTCAGACTACCAAAAAAACAAAAAGAAAACTTATATCCTATTGAAAAATATGTTCAGGCAGAATTTCAAAAGGGTGATCAGGCATACGTTCTTGAATGTATGCTAACAGGCCAGCCTATAGATTATCGCAACATTAGATAGTTATGTGCTGCGCACATACGCACAGTTGCGTGTAGCGCATAGCGGGTCTACGCTATTCGCACTTGTTTTTCACGGCTGTACGTGTTAAATATACTTGTACAAGGAGTAAAACTAACGGTTGTTAGACTCGGATCACACATATACATATATACAAGGAAACACAAAATGACTACATTGGTAGCAAACACACTTGGGTTTTTTGGCGGCGGCTTTGCCAAATGGCTCAAAACATTAACCGTAAAGGTTCAAGCCGCACAAGTTCGTAGAGCAACAATCAACGAACTATCAGCACTAGACAACAAAGACCTAGCAGACATTGGCCTTTCACGTGGAGACATCCGCTATCTAGCTGACCAACATTATAATGATGTTGTAAACGCAAACTTGAAAGGATGGGTGTAATGGATACAGTAATGAAATACACCTTCGCACCACTACAAGGTTTTTGGAGCGGATTATATAATACCTGTGAAATCATCGGTTATAGTAGAGCAGCATCAGAACTTGCTCGCATGGGGCTTCATGAAGAAGCAAAACACTGTATGATGCAAATCAAATCTATTAGAGCGTCTAAATAAAGGCGCTCTTTTTTTCTTGACATAAATAAATATCTATGCTATATTATTAGAGGTAATGTAGCCAACACACACATACAGAGGAGAAAAAAAGTATGGACAGTAAATTTTCTACTGAAATGATGGAACAAATGTCTAACATGATGAAGTTAGCAATTCCACAAGTAAAAACAAACAAAAATGGATATGAAATTAGAACAAAAGTTCTAGAGTTTGCCCAAGCACAAGCCTGGCAAGACTATCATGCGAAATGGGGAGCATGGGAAACTAATGTAAAAAAAGACGGCGACACAGTCGTGACAGAAGTTACTATGCCAGATGTACCAGGTGCTGATACAGTATTAGAAACAGCCGAAAAGTTTTATAACTTTGTAAGCGGCAGCATAAATAAAAAATAGTAAACACTAAGTAATTTTCGGGCATAGCCTGTATAGTAATATTAAAAAAACCCTTGCTTATGAAATCTCAGTTACACAATTTTGAACTTGATGTGCTGTAAAAATAAGCAGGGGTTAACCTTGGAGTATATATGGAAACTAAAAAAAACATTTTTTATGAAGTGTATGAACAAACCAATGAAGAAAATGATGAATGGAGTCTTCGTTCAAGCCATCTAACTGAAGAACTGGCAGAAGAATGGATAATGAATTTAATAAAAGATAATCCTGATTATGAGGATATAAATTTTAGAGTAGACGAATGCACAGAGGAACTACTCGATCCAGATTTGTTTCCCGGAACTTAAAGTCAAGGCTGCTCCTGAATTACTCCAGAACTGACGCACTTCATCACCATCTGGTCTTCTTATAAAGCCAACTGCTCTAATTGTAAGGCCTGTTTCGTCAGTTAAAACATATCCTTGACTTACTTGATCGCTTGTTCCTATTTCTAATTCTAAATCTGTTACAAAGGTTCGAGCATAAACAACGACATCACTAGCATCTAGACTTACAGCCGCTTCTGATGAAATAACTCTTGCTCTACTTACTGCATCTTCTGCGTCTATATCAACTGCACCTGTATCAGTTATTACAAAACCTTTGTTTACAATGTCACTTGCATCAATGTCTAATTGAGAATCATCTGTAAATGCTTTGGTCACACTATGTGAAGTTGTTGCTTCAATTTCTAGTTCGCCTAGGTTATGTGTATAATCTGTATAGTTGTATAGGACTTGTACTTCATCACTTGCTGCTACACCAACAAACGGAACATTTTCAATGGCATAAGCACGCTCTAAATCAAACGCAGATAGTATTCCTAAATTAGTTGAATCTTCAAATGTTCTTGTAATACTTTGAGTTGCACTGTCTCCTATTTCAATAGAAGCAGTTGCAATAAATCCTAAACTTTTACCAATGACGTCTGAAGCATCTAGTTCAAAGAATGGAATATTATCAAATGCAAAAGTCCTTTCAAGGTCAAACGCAGATAGTATTCCTAAATTAGTAGAATCATCAAATGCATAGGCTCGACTTAATAGGAAGGTTGCTTCTAATTCTAAGTTTGAAGTATCGATACTATTAAGTGTATTACTCTGTGTTTCTGAAGCATCTAGTTCAAAGAATGGAATATTATCAAATGCATAAGTGATTTCATTATCACTTGCTGAAAGTATTCCTAAACTTGCTGTATCATCGAATACATATGCTCTAATGATAGTTGCAGTTGCTTCAATTTCTAAATTTGAAGTTTCTATGCTATTAAGTGTATTACTCTGTGTTTCTGAAGCATCCATTTCAAAGAACGGAGTATTGTCAAATACATAAGTGATTTCATTGTCACTTGCTGAAAGTATTCCTAAATTAGTTGTGTCTTCAAATTTATAGGTTTGACTTTCTACGCTGCTTGCGGATAATTCTAATTCACCTAGGTTATGGGTATAATCTGTATAGTTGTATAATACACTTGTAACATGTGTTTCGTCAATTTCTAGTTCACCTAGGTTATGTGTATAGTCTGTATAGTTATATAGAACATTTTCTACACTTGTATCGCTAATTTCTAATTCAACAGTATCTTCTACGCCTATAGTAAATCCAAATGTTGCAGTATCAGCAATTTCAATGTCAGTGTAGATACTTGCTGACCATAACAAAACATCATCGCTGTCTGCAGGATCACCTTGGTAATATCTTATTTCATCAAAATCAAATCCAGAAGTTGAAAGATTATAAGCAACACCATTAAACGTTGCTGCTGTGATAGAGATTGCTCTTGGATTTGTATCAATTACTAGGGACTGATTACTGTTTAAAGTTGACACTTGCACTCTAGGTTCGTTGTAATTATAATAACTTCTTGATCCTACAGACGTTTGACTTACTGATGCATGCCTAATAGCGTGTTGTATTGTACCTTGATTCCAGAAAGTAATATAAACTTCGCTATCATTTAAATCGTATCCAGTGTTATTCCTTTGTGTATTGACTATATCTGCAAATCTAGTAACAAGTGGATTTGTTGTTGAACTAAATTCTAGAACATATTCTGCTGCACTTTGTGAAATATTTCTATAGGAACTAGATACAGAAAGAGACTGAGTCGGTTTAATTCCTTGGTAAGGTATGTAAATTATATTTGGTGTATCACTTGCATCAATTTCATTTGATATAGTAGATGTAGGTTGACTGTAAGTGACTTCAGTTTGCTGCGTAGAATCTATTTCTAGTGCAGTGCTATCAACTATATTGAATGTTTTTTCAACTACACTAGATGCACCAACCACAAGTGGTGTTACCTCAATAGTAGTGCTAATTGATATTATAGATGTAGGTGTAAGTATACCTAATGATGCACTGTCATAATAATTAAATGCCTTACCAATTGTATCTGATGCTGCAATTTCTAATGCTGTGATTTCTGTTCTTGGATAAACTGCAACGACAGTATCATCTGCTGCAACTTCAAGTCCAACAGATTCAGTGTTAAAGTTATAAGTCTGTCTACCTTGACCTAATACACCTGTTGCAGAAATCTCTAATGCAATTGTGTCTGCTACTGCTATAAAGTTAGCAAGTGCTCCTGCAATCTGTTGTTCTTCTGCAATAGAACTGTAACTGATAGGACCGATAGGAATACCAGCTCCTGTCAGTGTTTGGTATTCTATACTAAATTCAAATTTATATTCTTCAGATGTTGCTGCAAGAGATTTAAATGTAACGTTGCTTCTATCTACTTCAAGTACCGGACGGAAATATGGATATTCTGTTTTACCATCGCTATCTCTAACAACACCAGCACCGTCGTTCCAATCAACACCAATTTCTAGTGTTGCTGTATCAACTATCACAGAAATATTTGCTATTGCATCATCTACATCTAATGTTAAACTACCACCACTAGGCTGATAGTCCATTATACCTTCATATTGTAAAGTGGCAATTGGGTTGAAACTGATAGGAGAAATAGGAATACCAGCATAGTTAGGCAACCTATCTATCCCTGCTGATGCAAAGAAGTATGCTGTACTATCACCGCCTAATGCACCAAATGTTAGTTCAGTAACATAACTGCGCTCAACTTCTAGTGCTGGTCTAAAGTGAGGATATTCTGTCTTACCGTCTTCAATACGTACAGTTCCTGGACCTTGGTTATCAGTAGCACCAATTTCTAGAACACCAGTTGTAATACGTTGAACACTCTTAACATCTTCTGAAGTACCTGCAATTTCCAAGTTACCAATACTAGGTTGATAATCCATAGGACCTTCGTATTGTAGTGCGCCGATTGGATTATAACTGATTGTCAGAATAGGTAAGTGTGCATATCTATCTAGCCTATCTAATCCTATGCTTGCAAATAGATAGGCTGTGCTATCTCCTGCAAGGGCTCCTAGACTTAGTTCTGATGTTTCGGTTAATCTAACTGAAAGGGCTGGACGGAACCAAGGCCATTCTTCTTTACCATCTTCCGGCCTTACATAGGCTGCTCTTCCATCATCATTATCCGCTACACCAATTTCTAAAGCACCTTGCGTAATACGGCTTGTGCTCTTAATAGTATCATCTGTTGCATTTATAGAAAGTTCTACTAATGCAGGTTGGAAATTCTGTGCGCCTTCATATTGTATATCGCCAATAGCATTTACAGTAATAGGACCTACAGGTAATCCAGGAAAGTCATCTTGGAATTCTAAAATAAGGCCTTCAAATTCATATGCAGAATCTGCATTGACTAAACTAAAGGTAGCAGTATCTTCTATATTATGTATAACAGTAACGTCTGTGTCTTCGTTTATTTCTAAAGACGCTTGTTGTGATTGTAAAGCTTGTATTGCTGGTCTGAAATGATCGTAAACAGTGGCACCATCGTCTGATCGAACAGTGCCACTACTTTGATTATCGGTTGCTGAAACTACGAGTTCTGCTACTTCAAACTCAAATAAGTATTGACCTTGATTTACACTGGTATCAGCGACTGCGGATTCGGCAATCGTGTTTTCACTAATTGTCGACACGACAGCCCCCTCCTATGTTTATGCTTGTGATTCGCTCCAAGTTATTCGCCCTGCAACCTCAAACGGTGATGACGCTGTAATATCTGATGTATCAATAACTCGAACTGCAATTGTTAACAAGTCAGGACCGTTTGGAAATACCCCGTCACCTCCTAATATACTGTTACCCAAATCAGTAATGTCAGTAAGGTCAAAGTCAGTAGCATTAGCCAAACGCTGTGAACCAGTGTCAGTACCACCTGCTGCTCTAAAACTAAAGATCGGTGTACCGCCTGTAATGCTATCTGCTGTTTCATGTGTAACAAGATTGCTCAAACTTGGAGATTGAACTTTTTCAAAATTAATGTTACTTAATGAACCATTCAATATCAATCTAACTTCACAGTCATGTGTAAGCACAAGACCAATTTGTTTCAATTGCAACTGCATTCTATTGATAATATCACGTTCACCAATATTACCAGTAATTCCGTTGTCAACACTTGGTGCAAGTCTAATACTAATGAGCGGAATATCGTCCAGCAATGATTGGTCTGAACTTCCGCTCGACGGCGCACCTATGTTAACCAGTGTACTATTACTTACTATTGGATAGATACTAGGTCGGTTCCATTGTCTTGCGATAAAGATTCTAACAATAATATTGTTTCCAGAGAAGTAAGTACTATAAACTGCTTCCCCGTTAAGTTCTCCGCCACTTGTATAAAGTGGAGTACCAACACTAAACTTTGTTGCATCACTTGAAGGGAATCTCAATTCAACATACCATTCTCTTGTTCTATATGTATAACTGTATACTCCAACAATTGACGAATTATTATTAGTTGTAGCGGTTAAACTTTGACCGTTTGTAAACGATAGTGTATTACTTGTCGCTGTAAACAAATATGCCTTATCGTCATCAAACGTACCGTCCATAATAACCGATGTACCCCAGTGGAACAATCTTGGTTGATAAGTTGTATCGCCTGTGTTTTCAATTTCATATCTAGCAGGAATGTTACCAGAACGCATATATGCTTCTGTTTCTCTGTTGTTATGCACCATTTCGTGTGTATAAATTACATGCCCGTAAGTGTCTTTGAATCCAAAGCGTATTTTACCAGCACCATACCATGAATAGTCCATATAAGCCATTTGGATCTTGGTAACATCTAAATTAAAGTTACTAGGACCATTTCCATCTGCAACATCTAGATTCCAGTCTGCTTGCGCAACTTTATAATCTACTGTTTTGGTAATGATAATACCGTCTGTAGTAGAACCTTTATACTTAGGTTGTACGGTTATATCTTCTTTACTACCTATGCTAGTTACTTTATAGGTTTGTCCTCGTAAAACAATCATATCACCTGTTGCTAGTTGCCCTATAAAATCAGTGTTAGTACCTGAAACAACGTTGCTACCAAATGTTGCGCTTGCTGTACCACTTAACTGTAGTGTGCTGTTTCTTCTAACTGCATAGATATCTTGTCCATCATATTCGTAAAAGAATCCGTTTTGGAAATCATATAGACCGCAACGGACAGCACTGTTCTGCCATTTCTTAGGACGGAACTGTACAACACCACTTGGATTAAATGTTGGCGGTGTTCCAGGCAAACTGTATTGGAATGTAAAGTCATCAATGTAAGTTGTTACAGTATAGTCACCGTTGAAGTAATCTACATCACAATCACTTATATTAATTAGTTGGCCTGCATTAATATAGTTTGGATATTTTGTTTGAATTCTTGTTGCATAACTTACTTTAAGAGTTGACATGTTAGTATCAATGTCATTTGCTGCGTCTTGTAATTCACTGCTTGCCCATGTAATACTTGGTTCAGTTCTTGTATAAGTTCCAGTAAATTCAGTAGCACTAGTTCCATATGTAACTGCGTCAATTGCAATATCAATTAAACCTTCTAGTGCTGTACCTTCTGATGCTCCTGCTGCTGTGCCACTTGTGTCTTGTGTTTCACTGTTACCAGTTGTTGGAGTTATTGCAACTTCTTGGACAATGTCTCCAACAATAGCCTTAAATCTATTAATAACTGCTAGAGATTCAGTTGGATGAGTACCATAAACTCTTGTGTTTGTAACATACATCAATAGGATTGCTGTCTGATAAGTTGCATAGTTTCCGCCATAACTCATATCATACGCAAGAGCGTATGTCAATGTTTCCATATCTTCTAGCAATGTAGTTGTATCCCATGTAGTGTTTGGATACGTATCTGCTGCATATGCTGCTAGTTCTGCATTGATGAACGTTTTGTTGGCTACTAATTGATCTCTTGCATTTAATTGTGCAGAAGTTCTACCTGCACTAGGATCAGTGTAAGTCGGAGCATCTGCTGCAATTCTATCGTTGTCAATAATATCTAAAATCTCTGTGAAATATGCAGTAACTCTTGCTTCTGCTGTACTACTGTCATCTACTTGAGGTAAAGCAAGAATATCATCTCTTAGTTTTTCAATACGTTGATTTACTACTGGATTTAGATATAAACTTCTTAACTCAGCAATACCATTAAAGTATGCTTGGAATGTGCCACCTAATGCTGTTTCTAATTGGGCGCCGGTTGCAATATATTCAATATCTCTTTCACATTTTGTATCAGTTACCACACTGATAGTTTCAACTAAGATTGGCGGATTAAAGTTAATAGCCAAACTAATTTGAATACCTTTACCTGATTGATAACGGAAATATTTACGTGTTTGTCTTACAATCTGCGAACCAGGAGCACTACCAGCAATAATTTCTACACCACCATCAAATGGTCTATGAGTAGTAGCACCGTCAGGTCTAGTGTAAATTTTTGTAGGAACCATATGAACAGCACTTGCACTTGTAAATGCAACAGGTTCAGTTAGGTTAATTGTACCATCATCAACAACACTTGAAATAGTATAAGTCTCAAGTCTACCAGGAGTAGTAGATGGATCTTTTAGAATAATAGTATCTCCTGCTTTATAATATGTAAGGAATATACTGTCATCGCCTCCATCAATAACATAACTTCCTGATGTTACATCTACTGTAGGACTTATTGGAACTAAACCGTTAACTGTTGTACTTTCTAAAATATGGTCGCTTGATGCAATTGCAGTCCAGTCTAATTCCATATACACAAGATCTCTTCTGTTTTCAATGCTGCTACTCAATTGCATATACTTGTCATCTACGATTGTAACATAATAAGTTTGTCCTTCTACAAAGTTTGTCCAAACTGCATTTCCGTTTGAAGTATAAACAACAGGAGTACCATCTGCTAATGTATGACCGTTTGCAATGTAAATAAAATCATTATCAGTTTGAACGCCTTGACTAACTGTTAAGGATTTTTTTCCAGCTTTAAAAGTTGTTTGGAATTCTAAAGTGGTGTTGGTAGGTATAGCAGAAGTTTCGTATACTCCATCTAACGTACCAATTTGGTTCGTAATATCAAGGAATGTAATAGCACCTGGACTGTCTGTTATAATAATTTGTCCATTCATTGCACCAGCATGATTTTGACAAACATAATAATAAGTGCCTAATGTGGCACCCGCTGGAACTGCCCATGTAATGGTACCATTTTCTGTACCATTGTTAGTAACACCGTCGCCTGTTGATAGCGTATTTCCACTATCATATCCTGCTGTATCTGGATCTGTAGTCTGTATCCAGAAAGGATGTCCTGCTGCACTAATTGTAAATGTATAGGTATATCCAGGTTTTACATAGATAGTGTCGTTATTAACTCCGTCAATTGTGTATGCAGTTGTTGCATCATTGCCTATTGTGAATGCAGTATCGCCTGCTGGGCCTGTAATACCAGTTGAAGTAAGGTTTACAGGTACACCTGCGGTAGACTTCAGTCTAAATCTATTATCATTTACAACTTGTACCTTGTAGTCTGAACCTGCTGTCAATGATGGATATGTATAATCTTTGTACAGTGTATCCATTACGTATGCATCTAAGTTTTGTAACATTGTAGAATCAATAGTAATAGCATCTGGAATTCTTATTAAGGCTGTGTATTTCAAATGGTTGTAACTGTTTGATGTAAAGTATGCATATGCAGGTGAGTTATCTCTATTGTATCCCATATAATAAAAATTATAACTATCCCAGTTATCTTTCTTAATAGAATATTGAACTTGTAAAATACAATCTCTTCCTGTTGGGTTTACATACTGTGCAACTCTGGCAAATCTCCAGTCGGTTGTAACTCCTCCTGTCGCACCATTTACACCTACAGTGGTCCATACAGTCGGATTAGTTTGGTTTACGTTTCTAGTGTTAATTGTGTAACTATTAGAAATTGAAAATTGAACTCTAAAGTTTGAATAACCGTACCTGTTTAGCGGATTTTTTGTGGCAGCACTCCAAAAATCGATTGTTGAGTCTTGTACAAAAGGAGTCATAATTACTGCGTGGCCTGATCCAGCAGGAGGATAACCTTGAGCAGCGTCTTCAACTTCTCCTGTGTCATAAGAGCCAGTATTCCAGTTACTTCCGCTAATTGTCCAACTGCTCCACGTATTGTCATACATGTACAGATACATATTAAAACCTTGTTGCATTGTCGTATTGCTGCTACTACCCGAAGCATATCTAAATGGAGTATTTCTACTTGTTCCATCCATGACCATATCTTCTGTACTTGCTAAACTTTGTCTCCATGCTTCTACACCAGAGTTAATTGTACTGTAGAATATTTCTAAATCACTATCACTGCTGGTGAATGAAATTTCGCCGCTAGATGTATCCGGCAGTCTGCCACCAAATTCTGTGCCTGCTGTAATAGTGTTGTTTTCTGCTAATCCATGATTTTCAATAAAGAATGTATCTCGTGTTGGACGTTGTCTCACACCTGTAAAGGTATATGTACCAGTGGCTGCTGCAACTCTAATCAAAGTTGTACCACTTTTAATTCTAAATCTATTATCGTCTACAACTTCAACAAGGTAAGTTCCTGCACTTAAAGAACTCGGTGTATAGTTTGAACTATAGTTACCTTGTCCGTGTGTGTAATAATAAACAGGATTTCCTGAAGTTGTAAAATTAATTGACTGACCGTTTGTTAATCCATGTTGTTCTTCATAGAATGTGTATGCTTCGTCATTGTCATTTAAAGGAACAAAGAAAAAGTCTCCTCTTCCAAAATACCAATAACCGCTATAGTAGTAGCCACCTGTGTTATTCCATGACATTTCACTAGTAGACCAATTTAAATAACTGCTGGTTGCAGGATAATCAAACTGCGGATTGTTATAACGATTAAAATCTTCAACAAAGTTAAATGAGTGTGGATAATTGCTATGATTGTCTGCTAAACGCATATCATTGTCGTAACTTTGTCCCCAATAAGTACCATAATAATTGAATAGGTAGTAAGGATAGTTTCTCCAACTTGTGCTTGTACTGCTTTTGCGAGCGTGTACTGGAACTGTATAATCAGGACGTGATTGCATTTTACCATATTGTGATTGTGCTAGATCCCAACCCGAGTTATTAGTTGACGAGCCAAAATTTTGTCCTCGTGTGCGCCAATATGTATTATAAGTATACCACTGTGATCTACCATAATATATTTCATATGCAATCATCATTACAGCTTCACCATAATTGTAGGTGCCAGTTGATGTAAAACTTATTGGGCTACCAGTAGCGGTTGCCTTCAATTGAAATGTGTTAGTTGTTGGATTGGTAATCCAATAAAAGTCTAAACTGTTAAGACCGCCAATTTGAGAATCAGTACCTGCAGGTTTCACATAAAGGATAGCATCGTTTTCTCTAAAACCATGACCATTCCAAGTAATGGTATCGTTTGCTGTGCTGACTGCATCTGCATTAAATCTAAGTTCGTAAGCACCTCTTACAGCCTTTGTATCAGTTTTTGTTAAATCAGGTGATATGTTTGCAGTTTCTGTATCTACAATGTCTACATACAGTTCTCCGTCCGATGCAGTATCAGACATAATATCATCTAACACAAGTGTTTTTGGAGACACCGTGTTTAGAAAATAAAATTTAGAACCTGATTCAAACCCATGTGCTTCGCTAGTTGTAACTGTAATTTTACTTTCGTTTGCTGTATCAGTTTGAATACCGTCTTCGGCTACAAAGTTTACATCAGCACCTGTATAAAATTGTCCAGGAACAATCGTAGTATAAGGTGTTTTTACGTTTGCAGTTGCGGCTTGTATTCCTCTACAAGTGTAAGTAAAAACGTAGTCAGACTCGACATCAAGAACTAGGTACTTACCTTCGGCAGTCAAACTTGTTAGACCTTGTACGTCAATCGGAGTACCCTTACTAATTCTGTGAGGATCTGTACAAGTAACACGGATAATATCTGAGCCAGAAGTTGCTCTAACAATGTTAATGCCTAGCAGTGTGTAATCACCGTTCTTACCATAGAAACTAGGTACATTATTTGATAATTCTAGTGTTTCCCATTTCGAACTTTGTAGTCCATATTCAAAGTCAGTGTCGATTAGGTTTTCAGGATTACTAACACGGAACTTATGAACTGGATCAACAAAAGCTTCTTCGGGCCTAAAAGTGCTTGCATCATCTTCAACAAATATTTGGATGTCGTCACTAGCATTCATTGCCGTCGTATCAAAGTCTAAAACAATTGTAGTAGTTTCTGATGTACTACTAATTGAATGCGAAGATAACCCATTTACATTATCGTTAAATGTAAAAATTGTTTCATTTGTTGTCAAATTTGAAATAAGTAAAAACCTATTTAAATTATACATTCCATCTAGCACAAGAGTTCTTGTTGCTGGAGTAAATGTATACTTATGTATGAGTTTTTTTGCCATTTTTAATCCTTAGTTTTACCCACCTAATGCAATGGCAAGTGCCGTTGCGTTTACTTGCGCTTTATCAAAAGCCTCAAAACTTGCGCTATTGACTGTGATAAAGACTTGTTTATTTCCTGCACTAAAGTTTGTTGCAGACCCACTGTTTGAACTTGCATAGATTGTAGTTCTTGTAATAGAATTCGCACCCGAATTAAAAGTTCCTACACCTGTTTCCCATTCAGCAGTGCCTGGATTAGTCACTGCATAATCAAAAGTATCTCCGTCTGCACATTCTGCACTAAAGGTTACAAACCCTGTACCTGTTCCGGCTAATACTAAATCGCCGGTACCTTGTGATAGACTAACTTCTTTTACGCGGTCTGATCTTACTTTAGCCATTGATCATCTCCTTAAGGGTTGTTCAATGTTATTGTTAGTGTAATACGGATTTCGTCTCCGTTGTTTGCAATATTAATCGGAGCATTGCTAAATCTGTTAGCAAACATTAAATCACCGCTTGTTGCTCCAACAACAAAGTATCCGTAAATATTTCCTGCTGCACCTGTGAAACTAAATGTTACTTGTGGATATGCAGCACTGCCTGGATCACCTGATGTAAAAGTAAAGCTTCCGGGTGTTAAAGTTGTTGCACTATAACCATTTCCTGAAACTTCTGTATAATCACCTGCGACATCGGCACTAGTCGGAGTAACATCGTTGCTATATAATTTTAATACGAGGGATTCTGGCGTCAAAGCATTTAAAAAATTCTTTAAGGCTACCAATTCCGCTGCGTTTGTAAATACGACTGCCATTATTCATTCCTTAATAGTTAACTATGGTAAGTTTTATACATCTATTTATCAATCAAGTGAATGTATAGGAAAACTCTACACTAAGTCTAGTGCCAATTGTGTTGCTAGGACAACTTAGATCAACGGTTAAAAAGTCATCTACAGCCATGTTAAAACTTACAGTTTTTGTCTTTTTTTGATCACCGGCGGATAATATGACTGATTCCTGTGCGCTACCGTTTTTCTTGACATCAATTTGCACATCTACGTCAGCAACATCGCCTATTCTCATTGTAATTGATTCTACTGTTATTGCAGCAGGGGCATACCATCTTACGGTACCTTCGGTGTCTTCTAACAAGCCATCTTGGAATAACTGAACAGTTCTAGAAATATGTCTACCTTCAAACGAGTTTGATGTTGCATTATAGACTAGAGTTTGTCCATCTTCTGCTGCTGATAAGTCTGGCACAACCCTAACTCCTCCAGGGGTAGACCCATCGGATATTCTAAGATAAGGATCATTTGGATTGAAAAATAAATCTCCAATCTCTCCAACAAAATCACTTATATCTGCTGTAGGTTTATACTGTGGTCCTAATTTGTAAATACCGCTCATACAGTATTTATTTCACAAGTCCTGCAAGTGTTTTTAGGTTATCAACATTATCGTCTTGGTCAGTTTCTTCTTCACTGCCTGTGTCTTCGTCATCTAACATTTTGTCAATGACTGGAGAATCTTTTCCTTGTTCTGCTTTTTTCAATTCAAGTTCTTGCTGCTGCGGTGATACCATAACAGGATTGTCTTCAATGTCATCATCTGTAGCATCTTTGCCTGCTACGTTGACTTTAGGTTCGGCTCCATCTAAATCAATCTTAATTGGAATGTTTATGGTAATTTCATCAATACGCATTATTCTTCTTCTTTTGCTAATTCTTCTGCTTCATCATAGATAACACTGCCTTCGTCTGCATTTTCAGGCTGAGCAATATCCTCTTCATCTGCATGAGTTTTAGTTTGTTCCTTGTTATCCCAAACAATATGTTTTGTCCAACCCATTTGATATCTCCTATTGTACTATTATTTATTATAATTTAGTGCATCTTTATGCACCATATGAATTAGGATGATCTGGTTCGTCATCAATTAATAACATATCAAAACAGGCTGTGGTGCTACGGTTGTTGTCGCGTGGTAGAACTCTTATGTCAATGTCAGTTTTTTCTGGATAACGGATAGGAAAACTAAAGTTATATACATATTGTCCGCCGCCTGTGACATCCCAAACGTGTT